TGACCGCGATAACGCTTTTTTGCGCCATTACGACTGGTGCGGGCCAGCTTTGTATGTAGTGATGTACCTTGGCGTGTCTTTTTTGGAGGACCAGGCTGGTGGTCGATACGAGCAGCACCAGCCTTAGCGCGTACAGCCATTAGGCAGCCTCAACGTTTACCCAGGGGACGCCAGCAGCCTTGGTGGGGTTGCGCTGTTCGTCGAGCTGTGCCTGCAAAGCAGCTTCTACCTCGGCCACTTTTTCAGCGCCAAGTGCTTCCTGCACCCATGACACCACTTCGGACTTGGTGAGGTCAGCAAAGGGGATCAGGTTGTCGGGACGCTCGAAGCCGATGCTGCCATAGGCACCTGCGGAATAGGTGTCATCCTTGGCGTCCACGGTGTAGTGGGCGGTAAACACAAATCCGTCAGCAGTTTCACGCTCAAGCTGAGCGATCTTCCAGGTGGTAGTAGTCACGGGTGCAGCGGTAGCCATGGGTTAAAAGGTGTTTGTAGAACTATAAGAATGATGCAACCAGTTTGTAATGGCCGGTTGCCTGCCAGGTAGTGAAGGTGACTACTCAGCCCAGGCAACAGTAGCAACAGCCGCCACCTTGGGGTCTTCGTTGGTCAGGTCTGCATCCTTCTCCAACACATGACGGTGATAGGAAGTGGACAGCACCACGTCATCCTCAAGGACGCGGGTGGCCTGGCGAACCTGGATAGAACCAGATTCCAGGACTTCGATTTTGTCGATGACGACTTCTTTAGTGAGAGCCATTAGGAACATCCTCCAGATGTAACGGGTTTAGGGTCGTAGTTTTAAGCCGGGTTGCGGGCTGGTGGTTCAAACGGAATAAGTAATCGTCACCCATACGTCTCCGGCACCAGAAATAACATTGCCTACGTTAACAGTTGTAGCGCCTGCATTATCGGAAGATAAAATAATATACCCTCTAGCATTGTTTGCATTAATCGTGGAGCAATTACCTACGGTCCCAGTTGCCACATCAATGTTTTCTATCATGCTACTGCCGATAGCAATGCCTTTTGTGCTAGAACTTGTAAATGGCAAAGTAAAATATAAAACGTTGCCGCTTGTCATGCTACTTGTATTGATATTTACCCCAACAAAATTACACGTTACTTTGTCGCCAATTTTGGTGTAATAACCTGTTCCCGTTGTAGATGAAACATTGCCAGCGCTAGCTGCATCGTAAAACTGAAAAGTCCACGTCCCCTCTTCATAATCGTCGAGGGTGTTTGGATCGGACGAGGCGACTTGCGTTGCGGGGAAAGTCAGGCCGTCTGATGTTTGGAGCTTGGCGCCAGAGGTGTTGGCGGTGCTGGTGCCGACTAATACACGACCTGCGTTGTCAATCCTCATCCGCTCCGTCGGGCTAGCCGAGCCGTCTGCTGTGGTGGAAAAAACAAGCCTGCCCGGCATATCATCAACACCAATGGTCCCGTCAATCTGTGCCAAAATATTTGCCCCAATAGAATTGACATCACTGCCATCATTTCCTGCAAAAATTAAAGCACCAAGTGTTAGTCCACCGCCAACGTCTGTTTTGCCAAAAGACAAGATAGGAGCATCGCTTCTGGTAAGTTGCAGACCGTGAGGATTACTGCTTGTACCAAATACTTGTACGGTTCCTGCTGATCCGCCAACGCTAGTGCTCGTACTCGTCCCCACCAGGAGCCGCCCGGAGGAGTCCATTACAACGCGCTCTTCGTTGCCATCAGTGCCAAAACGAAAAGCAGTAAAAGATGTTTGCAAACCTGTAAACATCAACGAGCCATCTGATGCACGTCTGCCTATTTTGTAAACTTGACCGATTTGACTGATCCGCAATTGATCGCCGTCAGTGGTTCCTGCTACGTGCAAAGCTGTCTGTGGCGCACTCGTCCCAATGCCGACGAGGCCAGCGGATGTGATTCGTAGTCGTTCAACATCACCGGTACCAAAGCGCATGTCGGTACTGCGCTGGTTGAAGATATCAAAAGTTGTATTATGTCCAATGTATGCAGTAGACGTATCTGATGCGTTTGTAAACCGTATAAAATCGGCAGTATCTGTTCCTTGAAGCCGAAAACCTTCACCGCCAGCGGTTTTAGTATGCAGTATTCCACTAGGACTGCTAGTCCCAATGCCGACGAGGCCAGCGGAACTTACAAACAGCCGCCCCGTGCCCCCCGTCGAGATCGCCAGTTGGTCGGCGCCGGGTGAATAGATGCCGGTGTTTGGGTCCGAGTCGAAACTGAAGCTGGGTGCTGCTGCCGAGCCATCCGGTGCGCTGCTCAGCAGTTCGCCAAACGTGATCTTTTTGTTCTTATCGGCTGCCGCAGCCTCACTAATATCGACGATGGGCAGCAAATCACCAGTTGCTGGTGCGGTCAGTGCTACCAAATCCGTGATTTTGCGGTTAGCCATAAGAGTCCTTGCGTAGTGACAGTCTAGCCTTTCATGTCAAGAGCAACTTTGATTTCATCTGCATTGTTAGCATCGTCAATGGCGTCTTGCATTAGCGCGTACTTGTCACGTATGGCTTGGCGTGATGCTTCGGCAGCTACGTGATCAGCACCAGGGATTTGCTTGGCAATGACAGCATCAAATGGAGTAAACTCAGCCTTCCGTTGAGCACGGCGCATGTCGTGGCCGATGGCTTTGGCCTTGTTCATATTGATGGTGATCATTGGTTGGCCTCCTCAAGGGCAGCAAAGTAAGCATCGGCACCAAGGCCGTAACCGTCAGGGTTGCTGAAATCAGCCTCCCAGGCATTGAAGAAAGTGTGATCTTCGGGCATGTCAGCAGAGTTCACAAGTAGGTAAGGAACACCCGCAGGCACATCTTTCTGCGCAACGTCCTCAATGGGCAATGTGCCCGTCGGCATTACCAGTGCAATGTTGCCGTTGTCCTGTGGGTAGATGATTGCTTGGATCATGACGGTCTAGCGGAAGATGACAACATTTACTGATGAACGATCAATTGCATTCTCGGCAGAAGAATCATAAGTCACAACGGTCACGGCTCCAGTGGTTTTATTGAAATCAGTAGCAGTAGGATCTGAACCAATAACGCCAACAGAACCAGACGTAGTGCTTGCGGATCCAGTTACTGCATAATTTACGTCTGGCATTGCGGTTGCAAAATTTAACGTATAAACACCAGTTGAGACTTTGGTTACGCTGCTGACATTGCCACTGCCACGTGTAGTACTAGGACTTGCGGTGGTGCCGTCAAAGTTTACCCAGGCGCGGCAGGCATAGTCAGGATAAAGCGTTGAACCGCCTGGTATTACGGATGAAAAAGAACCGTCTGATGCAACACGAAAACGTGCTGTATTGGCTGTACCGATTACAACATCTTGCGCACTATTGGTAGAGTTAAATTCTATATAACCCATTATTGTACTATCAACTTGATGTTGAAAACGTAGTCCTACGCCAGTCCAATCAGATCCGGCAGTATGTCGTCTGGATTTAGTATCCAGGAAAACATTGTTACTTGTATTGCTTCTAGTCCGTTGAAGCAAAATTTCTCCATTAAGTGTTCCAGAAGCACCAGTAGATAGTTCAAAAAGTCCGCCAGGTGTAGTTGTCCCAATGCCAACATTACCCGTGCCAGTAACAGTAACATAATCACTTTCAGATCCAGAAACAGATTTAGATAGCTTAAAAGAATGATCTGTACTTGTCTTTTGACCAAATAACCATTCGGCTATTGCTCCGCCATTAAATAAATGATATCGAGCTTGTCCAGCAGTAGATGGTACAATTCGTATATTACCAACAGTTGCAGTTGCTGCTGGGGATTGAACATCAAAACTTGTTCCAGGTGTGCTCGTCCCAATTCCCACTTTTCCATCTGCTGTTACCCTCATGCGTTCAGTATTAGTAGTCACAATGGTTACCGGTGCGGCGTCTTCTGTACAGATAGACAGAGATCCAGTGCCACGCTGGCGCAGTATTGAATTGCTGTTTGCTCCGGCATTATCACGGATTAGTCTTAATCCATAATCGCTATAAGTTGTGTCACCAACAAGATCAATAAAAGCATATTGGTTACCCGTAGCGCCAGTTCCTATCTCTAGGCTTGAACCGCCACCTCCGGCATAAATCCTTGCGTTTCCTCCTTGCACGTCAAGGCGATAGCCAGGAGATGCAGTGCCAATCCCAACATCGCCTGAACTATTGATATGGATTCGCTGTGTTGCGTTAGTTGTAAAACCCAATGTATTACTTGCTGGCGCAAACAATCCGTTGGCAACACTACCCGCAGTGCCAGTGGCATTGATGCCAAAGTATTGCGCTGCTGAAGTGCCCGTGACTGAAATTGCTGGGAAGGCAAATGTGCTAGACAGTGCGCCCCATGCACTGCCGGTCCACTTCTGCCAAGTGTTTGAAGCACTGGTCCAGCGGATTGCACCTGTTGGAATGTTGGTGGTCGTGGTGCCATCAAACTGCAACGCCAAGTCGGTGTCGCGGTTTTTGACCTCTGCCAGAAAATTGGTGTAGGTGCTGCTAAGCGTTGGCAGGGACCAGTCAGCCATCTAAATGCCTCTTGCAGTCCAAGAAAATGTTCCACTCAGTCTATGCCCTGACCTGTTAAAAAGGTAGACCGAAAACTGCGTTGGATTAGGAATGTCAACAAAATCATAGACAGCAATAATGGCATCGGTGCCAGCGCCTGTCACGCTGATGCTGTCCACGTCAATAAATGGAATGTTGAAAGTGACCGTCGTACCACCGCTGTCGCCAGAGTTGGCCGTACCACTGCCCGAATCGGTGCGCAGCTTCGAATCCAACTTGGTATTGATATTGGTAATTTCCAATATGTCGTTACCACCTGCGCTAGCAAAATCATACTGGATTTGAACGTAACGAAAATCTGTTACAAAAATTGAATTCACTCCAGGATATGACGTCCACGCATCACCAACAAGTTTTTTGACGCTAATGGCTGGCGTGACGGTAATAGAACCAGTAACCGTGTTTGAAGTAAGCGTGGTGGCTACTCTGGTTCCACCTAGGACTGCGCCATAGTCAATAGTTTCCAAGTATTGTCCAGTGCTTGGTGTTGGCATTGCATAGTAGGGATAACCTGCGTTGATCTGATCTTGTGGTGTGCTCCAGCTACGGCTTGTAAAGTGTGACTGCCAAGTTTCCGTGGTGTTGATATTGGCGTATAGGTTATTGCTTTCGGCTGCAAGGTTTGTTTTTGTGCCGCTGAAAGTGCTGTCTTGATCCAGTTTCAATATGTAATCAGGTGGTTGATTAACCTGAGCGGAGATGCTGCCTGGTGTTCCATAGTTGCCAGCGGAATCAATGCCTACCAGCCAATAGGTATAGGTACCTGATGCAGTTTCAAAGACAGTAGTAAACTTGCCTTGCTTGGTGCCAATTACGGTGGCACCTGCATAGGTTGCACCTTTACGCAATTCGTAAACAATGATTGGCAATGTTTGCGTGGAATCGGTCCATTGCAGCAAAACATTATTATCGATTACCTGCTGGCTAATGCTGGGTTGCGATGGAAGAATAATAACGGCATCAAAATAATTACTGTCGCCGTATGTTCCATTTAGATCAATTACTGCAACAAAGAATCGACGAGTACCACCCCAGTTTGCTTGACTCGTAAAGGTAGTTCCCTTGACAGTGCCAATGGAGGTGGCTGTTGCCCAAGTGCTAGATGTTGTTCCATATCGCACTTCATAGACAACAGTTGCCAGGTTGCCAGTTACCGCATTCCAAGAAAGTGTAAAGTTTTCACCGGCAAATGCACCGCTTACGGTTGGAGCCGGTGCTATTGCAATTGTAATTGACGCGCTGATTGCTGTTGTACTGTATATACCACTGGTATCTAGTGCCTTGATCCACCACGTTGTTGTTCCTGGATCAACTAAGCCAAGTTTTTTACTGGTAGCAGCAAACAAACCAAGCTTGATGCCATTACCCCATGAAGCACCTTGCCAAATTTCATATCCTTGAAGGTCTAGATCTGTAATTGGATTCCAGTTTAGTGTGATGCCAACATCGGGATCCAATGTAGCGGCAAAAGTTGTAACGTTACTTGGTGGCGCAGTTTTGCCAAGCGCTGAGATGGAACCAGATAACGGTGTGGCTGAGGATTGACCGCCAGCGCTGAGGCTGTAAATGTTGACTTCAAAGAATCCAGGTGTCGTGTCTAGGATTTCATAGTCTTGTTGCTGGCGAGTAATGGTCGTCCAGTTTCCCGAATCTTTACGCCACTTAACAATGTACTGGTTAATCCCTGGAATACCTTGCCAGTTGACAATAATTTTAGAACGTACTTGTGCTTGATATGAGTATAACGCTTCGGTTAAGCTGAGGTTTATTGGTGCATCTGGAACGTTATTTAGATTGCTTACGGTGCGCACCTGAAGAGGCACACCACGTTCAATGTAGTCATACTTTGAACTGTTATAAGCTAATGCTGTAATACTGTATTGAGCTTGATCTTGTTCTTGTACGCCAAGCACACGCCATGTAGTTGTTTGCAGCGTTGAATTTTCAAAGATCCAAACCGAGTTGGCATTGGGTGCCAAACTGAATGCAGTGGCAACAGTAATGACGTTTCCAATTACCGTTGAAACTGCCCGAGCCTGTACGGTGCCATCGCTAAGAATAACTGAAAGCATTGGGCTGCTTGTTGCTGCCAAGCCAGTAGCATCATCAATTGTGATTGCTGTTGTTGTTGCTGATCGAATACGTCCACCACGTCGGACACCAGCCCGCACAGGATCACTGATTTCAATAACCTGGCCAGGTCTGACAAGGACACCAGCGTCAATAGACGCACTAAAGGAAACAGTTTCAGTTTCTGCTTGACTTGAATAAAGCAACCATTCTCCAAGGCGGTGTGCCTGGCCACGGGATGTGCAGGCAAAAGCTGTTATTTCAGTTTTAATAACTCCAAATTTGGCAATTCCAGCCTGATCTTCTGTGACTTCATACGCGGCATCTCGCAAATTAAGATCGTTGTATTGAACAACTGCAACTGTTGGTCTAGTCTTGAGGCTAGAACCGCTATAAGTAAAACCTCCTTCGCTTACATTTGCCAATGTAAACAAATAAGCTGAATCTACTGGCTTGTCTTGTGAAACAGTTAGCGCACCAGTACTCCAGTATGGCATGGCACGAAATACCGAGCACATGTCATTGATCAGCTTGTAGGCATCTTCTGCGGTTTGAATGTTAATGTTGCAAGAAAAACGTGGTTCTTGTCTGCCAAAACCATCTGGTACTAAGGCCGAGGCATACTGACTAGCTGAATAAAAAGCAAACTTGTCAAGCTGTGTGGTATCAATATGATTGCCAAATCCATACCTAGTGCTGGTAAGCAAATCCCACAAGCACCATGCGGGGTCAGTAGACCACTGCGCTGCGCCAAATGTGCCGTCCCAGATGCCTGAATAAATTACACGTCCAGTAGCGTTGTCAACTGTGGCATTACTTGGAATTCTAACTTTAATGCCACGAATACGATAAGAACGACTTGGAATATTGTTGAATTGTTCCGCATCAATGCGAACACCAACCAGTGCAGAGTTTGGATAGGCAAGTTTTGCGTAGGTGACTTCTGTGTAGCTGCTCCAGCTAAAGGCATTGATAAGTCTAGCGCTTGTACTGTCTGGGTTAAATCGTTCAACCTTAACGTCAATCGGAAAAGCACCTGAAAGATCTATTGAGTACTGGCGTTGATACGATTGTGATGCGCGTCCAATTACAACATCATTAACAACTAAGTTATAGCCGCCACCGTTATATTGAACCAGAACGCGAACCCGAAAAGAAGCCCCGCCAATGTCGCCATTGTTTCCTATTTCTTGAAGCTGTGGCACCGTTATGGTGACTCGCACAGCATTAACAGATGTATCAGTAATGGTGCGAACAACGGGCGTAGCCTGAAGAACTGTGACACCAACAGCTACTTCATTACTGATATCATCAAAACCTGGTATGTAATCTTGCGCTTGTGTTCCAGTGCGCGTAATAAGAGTTACATTTTGAAAATTATAAGTATCGTCTGCATTTTGAAGCGGCGTATTTTCAACATAAACTGATTTCAAACCATCCTTCAAGCCGACAATTTCACCTTCTGAAATTAGGTCAACTACTTTGGCATAAGATGTAGAGACAAGGCTATCCGGCACCTCTGTTGGTGTGCGTTGTGCCTTACCGCCACCTTTGCCAAAGCCACCCTTTGCGCCACGAATTATAGTCATACAGCTACCTGGGCAATGTCAATGCCAGCACTGATGACAATAGAACCAACTATCACTTCGCCATAAACAACTGGCACGGGTGTTCCTTGGCGTGATGTATTTTGGATGCCGCTGAAACTATAAGATTTGCGGGCATCGTTATCTGAATTAGCACCAGTTGATAACGATGGCGTAGGTGTAAGCAGTTGAGCAACACCACCAAGTGCCAAACTGGCGCCCAATCCAAATACCATGCTATTTAGTACGCCAGCGGCTACTGCCCCTCCAAGAGTGCCAAAGGTAACCACACTGGCTAATGCAATTAATGCCACACCTGCAATAATTCTTCCCACCGCACCGGCACCAGCTACTACAGGCGCGATCTTGATTATCTGCTGACCAGCCGGATCGTAAATTTCTTCTAGTGCTAGATCACGTTCTCCAAGGCTTACCCGGTAATGATGATCAGCCATGTGCTTTTCAACCGCAGGGAAATTTGCCGCTAGAAAACGCACTGCCTCAGCTGCCGTTGCTACCTCAGCGCGAAACACACGGCGCTTAAGAAATTTGGCCAATGCCCCGTAGACCCTGATCTCGCGCATTAGACCACCAATCCTTTATCAAGTTTAAGTCGTCCAACCCATCCAGTGCATTTCATTAACCAGCCGCCGTAAAGATCTCGACTGCTAAGTCGGTTAGGTCCAAGATGGTGGAGCAACATCTGATCGCCTAGGTAAACGCCAATATGATTCAAGCCACTACCTGACACGCACATGAACACTGCATCACCTGGCTGAATGTCTTCTTCTACTACCCGTGTAAAACCTGCTTCTGTCCAGCAACGGCAAAACATCGGATCTGCTTCAAACTCGGCGTAGGTCAAAGGCCGTTCCCAATCAGGTAACACAATGCCTTGTTCACCATACCAATCACGGGCAAGCGTCCAGCAGTCCTGTACACCCCACACCCATTCGCGGCCAATCAATGGCGCCATATAGCCATTGGGCTTGCATTCACCCCATGCTTCGGTTTTTGGATTGACGATGTACCAAGGCAAACCAGACTTTTCACAGGCAACACGGTCGGCTTGTGACGGTTCTGGATTTGTGGTCGGGTGGCTATGGAAGATAGCCACAATTTCGCCGGTATCTTCTGCTGCGGCATAGTCGTCTGGATCAAGTACAAAGAAGTCACCAGGCTCGGGACTGAGGTTGCGGCACGGCCAGTAGCGTTCGCGGCCTTTGACGATCACCACCAATCCGCAAGCCTCACGAGGATCATCGACCTTGGCGTGTTGCAATGCAACAGTACGTGTGATGTCGTTCATGTGAAGTAGGTGCCAACGCCTGGAAACGATCCAAACGGAAGTTGTGCAGTTGCACCAAAACGAGCCTTGCAAGAGCTTACGCGCTTACCACAGACATCATTGGCAAGAGTAGTGGCTACATCGCTTTCGGTGAAATAGTTGGTGCCGGTGTAAGAACATTCCGCTGAGCGGTAAACCCACTGGCAAATGTTGCTGATGCACTGGCGTTTTGGTGCTCTAACGCCGATAAGATCAAAACTTGCTGCAAGTTCAAACTCAACAACATCGCGGTTTTCTGCTGATTTGCGATCTATGTAATAGATTTCACGAGGAAACTCAGCGGTTGGATCCGGCGTGCCGTAAGGATTTTGTGTGCTAAAAGTTGGTTGGTAAGGGAAAAGTAAACTGCCTTCATTTACTTGCCATTCTGTAGCATCAAATGCTTGGCCTATTGACCATCCTGTCCCAAGCTCGGCATCAACTCGAAACTGTATGCCAGTGTTAGTGGAGCTAACAAATGTGTAGGTAATTGTAAAAAGTTGGTATTCGCTTGTCAATGGGCCTACTTGTACATTGGCAACTTCATTTGTTGATGACGAGTATAAATAAAGGCTAACGTACTTACCAATTGAAGCGCCAATGCCCTTTAGTTTTACGCCTGCTGAAAATGTGCGATTGAGAATTGATCCCAGACTTCCTACTTGCTGACCACAATAAGGATCAGACGTTCCGGTAAGAGTGATAGTAGTCGTTGATGTTTTTGTGCATTGGCTTACAAAATAAACTGTTTGCGTAATGTCTTCGCTCCACAAGAGCAAGTTGTTTCCAGCAAAATTTACCGCATCAAGATATCTAGCCATCGTGCGAATACGTGTGACCTTGGCGCCCTCAAGCGGTGTAGCCAGGATGATTGCGGTAATGGTTCCAAGGATGTTGCTTACGCGGATCTTTGGACGTGGGAGCTGCCCATTGCCGCTGTACTCAAAACCGTCTGCTTCGATTGGAAATGCTTGGTACGTATTGCCAGCCCAAACAACATTGCCATTAGCAGTTGTTGCGTTGGTGCCAGCATGAAAACGATAGATTGTGTTAGCGCCATGAATTGCTGTAATCAGTTGCAATTCAAACAACTCAATAATTGCACTTGGCGCAATCTTCTGAAGCTCTGATACAGGGACTGTCATTAGGGTTCAAAGACTTGCGCAAACGTTGCTTGGATTGTGGCGCGGTTTAAGTACGGGATTGATTTTGACCAGTCATAGCAGATCCATTTATAGGAGGTAACTGCGTCTGGCGGAGTCCAGGAAAAGGACGCGGCATCAGCAGCCCGTGCATCAAGGAATGCCTCAATGGTGTCCGCGTCGGTTTCCGATACTTCCCATGTAAGGCTCCATGATTTTGGATTCTGGTTCAGGCCAAATTGAATTCTCTGAGCGTAGCCATCGCCAAATTGCGTTTGCCGCACCTTGGGTTGGCTGGTTTTCTGGGCGCCATAAGTTGGCGTGATTGATGGAAAGGTGGCCATTAGCGTCGTGTGCCAGCGAGTAGACCGCCAGGGCGTTGTTGTTTGACCAATTCTGCCTGCACCGCAGCAGAAACGACAACACCAAGTTGCTTGGCTTGCGCTTGATCGCCTTGAACGCTGGAACCGCTGGCGTCCACGTTGACCACGACGTTGGTGCTGCCGCCGCCAAGTGCGTTGTTTGGAACAATGCTGCCGCCATGCTTAGGCGTGAACAACTCGGGGCCACGCTCGCCAACCATGTAGGACGATCCGGCGCTAACGGGGCCTCCCATGGCGCGTTTGCCTAAGGTGCCAGTCAAGAAGCTGAAAAAACCAACTCCGTCATTGCCAGCAAGGCTGGTCAGCAGCTGCATAATGCCGCTCTTAAGGAGTTGCTTGCCGATGTCTTTAAGCACTTGTGCTGCCGATTCGCCAAGGCTCTTGGTGCCTTCTACGGCTGCCGTAATGCTGTCTAAAACGCCGCTCGTAATTGAGGTACCAATCTGGTTGTAGATTGCGTTTAGATCCTCTACTGTTTTTAGTTGTTTTTGCAATGCTTCATTTTTTGCTACAACCGCTTCAGCGTCACGCAATTGAAGTGTAGGGTTGTCACGCATGATCTGCTGAATCAACAATCGTTTTTGATATTCAAGTTCTGTGCCGTTGATTTTGGCCTGTAGTAATTCGTTTTCTTGGATAATTGGACGTATTGCGGCTTCAGCCTGCTTAGCCACTTGCACTTGATTCAAGATCAGTTGCTGTTGGGTGTTTCGTTGGGCAATTACTTTGTCTTGTAACAGCGACTGTGTTTTTGCTTGTAGTTCCTGTGGTTTTAGCTTGTCATATTCAAGTTTTGTGATTTCAGCCTTGATTTGCGCTAGTCGCTTTTCACCTTCAAGGCGAATAGCGGTTTCTTTATCGTTGATCAGATTGGCTTCGAAAATCTTGTTATCTAGACCATAAATCTGCTGCTTAAGACTCAGTTCAGTTCCTATATCTCCTAGTGAATTTTTCAAACGCAATGCTTCAGCTGCTGCTTTTTCGGCAGCTCTTTCAGCATCAGTCTTGCCTTTCTTTTTCTTGCTACCGCCAGTCTCAGCAAGTAGCGCAGGTATTGCAGTTGACTTGAACATTCCTGCTTGGGCTTTGTTCAGCTGTTGCTGTGCCGCTAAATTTTGCTGGATTTTCTGCTGAATAACACCTTGCAACTGAACAGCACGGCTAGCATTTGGATCTTGTGTGCCAATTCGTTGCAAAATTGTTTGATAATTTGTTAGGTATTGCAAGTTTTGTTGAATGCCAGCTTTATTTCTTTGGCTACTAACTTGGCTGATGCCTTTAGCAATACGGTCCACACCTTCTGATGTTGCTCCCAGATTGATTGCTCCAGTAGCTCCAGCCAGGTTGCGCGCAAAACCACCTCCTCTACCAGCTGCAAGTGCTGTATTGATTGCATCAACTACTCGAATAGCTTGAGAGAAAATTGCCTTTAAGGCTGGTGTCAACACAACACCAATAGTTCTAGCAAGTTGTTCTACATTGTCAATCAAAGTACTGAATTTACCTTGGAGTGTATCGCTTTGTGCTACTGCGCCGTTTGCATATTTCCCACCTGCATCTGTTAATCGTTTAATTGCAACTTCAACCGCTTCTGCGCTGATGCGACCTTTACTGAGTGCCTTTTGAAATTCTTCGCCAGATAGGCCATACATCTTCCGCAGTTCTTGTTGAAGTGCAACTCCACGTTCCTGGAACTGCAATAATTCTTCACCTTGTAAACGACCTTTTGCTTGAACTTGACCATAAGCCGTGGCCAAACCCTGAAGTTCTGCACCAGTTGCACCTGCTACGTCGGCAAGCCGCCTAGTAGTTTCAACAACCTTATCGCCTTCAACACCAAAAGCATTAAGACGTTTAGCAGTATCAATTAACTCTGTACTTGTGAAAGGCGTAACCGCACCAAGCTGTTGAAGTTCTTGAATGATCGCTTTTGCTTTTGTAACACTACCAGTTAGAACCTCAAGGCTTTTGGTTTGCGTTTCAAGTTCTGCTGTTTTTGCAAATACAAATTTAGCTGCTGATACAAGAGTGAAAGCTCCAACAAGGTTTGTTATGGCACCCTTCAACCCATTTGTTGCAGCAGTTGCAACCTGGGTGCTTCTGCTGTAATTTTTTAACTGGTTTGATGCTGAATTTGTTGCCGCATTTTGATTGTTAATTTTTGTAGTCGTACCGCCAACAGCATTTTCCAGTTGTTTGGATGCAACTGTTATTTGCTTAAGCGCATTGGCCGCCTGCTGGCCATTTACCTCAATCGCTATGTTGGCTACTGCCACGGATCGACCACTGCTATTGCGTCAGTCTACTAGCTACGCCGCTTGGCTTTGTCTATTTCCTCACGCTCACGTTTGCCTTTCAGCTCGTAGTAGGCAGCAAAGTGGATTAACTCTGCATCCGTCAATTCCTGCCGAAGCCGACTTACCGTCATGCCTAGCTCAGTAGCTAGGAACATTTCAAAGTAAAGCCAGCTATCGGCCTCTAGTCGTTTTTTGCTTCTTCCAGCGGCTCAGGTGCACCAAGACCAAACAAGAACAGTTCCAGTTCGTTCAGCACCGACTCGGGCAGCTCGCGTTGCAGCTTGGCTGCATCGGCTGATACAAATGCTTTGGTGCCGTCTTCCAGCTCGGCCATGTGGCACAGCATTTGGGTGCTGATGTCCAAGGCTTCCTCTGATCCAGCAAGAC